AGATTGATTAAACACAGGAGCGCCTCCACTTAATGATATGTATGTCCACTTGGGGTCTCTTGGGTATCTTATGTATTGAGAAACCACTCTCCCCACCTCTGTAACAGTTGATGGATACAATGTAAGCAGTGTTCCTTCTTGAGTATATGCTGGGAAAGTAGTGTTTGGAGCAGTTAACATAGATTTGCTTAGCATTGTAATCTTGCTATGGCTAACCGACTCTGCTTCATTTTTTAAATTAACTGCTTTGTAAATTGAATAAGACAACCCTGAGGCTGTTAGAGAAGCCACATTTACAATAAGCTGTGTTTGACTAGTTACAGACTGTACTGTTAAATTAGTTACTACAGAGCCACTAATTACAATAGATACAGTATCTCCTGCTGCCACTCCATCAGTTTGAAAAGTAGCACTAGAGTCTATAAGGGCCGTATTACCTGCTCCTGTAGCTGTGGTAGTTCCCGAAGAGGTTACTGTGCTATATATTAAAACCTTGTTTAATAAATAATATTCTGAACCGGTAGTCGCTGTGGTTGGCACTTGATAGATATTAGCAGCGCTTTTAGCTAAACTAGCGGTAACTGAAAAAGTATTTATAACTTCATCATATCCTCTCTTTATATTTGCGTAGTCTGTTCCAGACACACGGCCATTTTCTTTATTAATTACATTATTGTAACCAATAAAGTATTCGTCAAAAATATCTAACTGTGCTTGCTTAGCAAATAGGTTAAAATCAGATGGCGATAAATAGCCATAATTATTTTTATTAAGGATAGCAAGAACTGTATTTCTAACAGAATTTATCATCGCTTTCTTTTTTACAAAGATAAGCAAAAAAAAAGAGGTCAATTATTTTTGACCTCTCTTCATATGAAACACTCACGCTTAATCTTCAAGCATGGATTCTAGCATTTTCAATGCTTCTATACCATCATCGCTTTGTAAAAATGAAGAAACAATATACATTGGGTCTTCTCCAAATGGTACAGTTAACATCTTGGTTTTGTTAGTACTAGTATTAAACCAAACTTCTTTTTGTTTGTTTCTAAAAGACAGTAATCCTTTATCAAAAAACAACTGAACATTTGATTGTAATTTTAATAGAGGGTCATTAATTTGTCTTAGAAATTCTTCTGGATATCTTTTAACGTAAATAAGTACATCTCTCTTTAGCTCAGAAGTACTCATCTTTTCTACGTTTGCTCCCAGTATAACTCTACCAATAGTTTCTAATTGGTCTACAGTTAAACTTCTAGCTTCTATAAGAGCGTCTGCTTCTACATTTATTCGCTCTAATTCTTTAGATGCATCTTTTTCATTATCCACCTCAACAAATCGTTTTCCATTTAAAGGATGATAATATAAAAACTGCTGTAATACAGGATTGGTTTTAGGAACTCTAAGGAAACCATCTTCAAACTCAATAGGAACACGAACAACATTTTCATCTTGCTCATCTTCAAATGGAGACTTTTGATTGGGTGAATATCTTAAAACTCGGTTAATTCCTTTTTCTTCATCAAACCATAGTAATGGTTTTCTTCTTGAACCGCTTGAAGGAATGTAAAGAGATAAAGGGGCGGCTTCTCTGGTAAGTTTGTAGACTTTATCTACAATTGTAATATTTTTTTTCATTATATAAAATTTAATTAAAGTTAAAAAAAGGGAGGCGGTTAAACCTCCCTTAATAAATATACTACTCTTGGAATAAGAAGAAGTTGTTTGCACCTAAAGTACATACAGCTCTTTCTGACAAGAAGTGTACTTCCATCGCATCTAAATCCGATGTAGCAGCACCACCAGCAGAACCAGTAATCCAAGTTTTGTATCTACGGTCTTCTGTTTCAGAAGCTCGGTAACGCACATGAAGGAATGGACGTTTCGCATTTTTACCTAAAATTTGGTCATATACAGTAGTAGAACCAGCAGGAACTAATAGTCCGTTTACACGGCCAGAACCAGCACCAGTTGGTAGACCACCACGCATAGTTGGGTCATTTAAGTATTTCCAGTCAGACTTGTAGAAGTCATATCCTCTGCGGAATCCAGTAAATCCAAGGTTTAATGCCATGTCTTTGTCATTGTCAAATAAACCATAAGAAGTACCTCCAGCTCCGTAAGAGTTCTGAGCAGCTAACATATCATCGATATCGAATCCAAAATCTCTGTCAACAAAGATTACGTTTTCTTCAATAGCTCCTTGCTTATCTAAACGAGAGATAACAGCGTCAAAGTCTGCAAGAGTAGAAGGGTTACCTCCTGCCCATACGTTTCCACGATTTTCTACAACATAGAAAATACCTTCAGAACCTTTGTTTCCTACATCACCTGTAGTAGCAATAGCTCCAGAATTAGCTTCAGCTGGAACAGCTTCAATCATTGCAGTCTCAAGATAGTCGTCAAAACGAAGTCTTGTTTCGTGCTCTGATTTTAAATACCATAGGTATCCAGAAGCTCCATTCTCTGTAGTTACTTCAACCCATCCAATCTGAGCCATGTCAGAACCATTAACGGCATATTTGTCTTTAATGATAATTGGAGAGTTGTCAAAGATAACGTCATCAGCCTCTAAAGAACCTGACATTCCGTTTGCTCCTTTTCTAAATTCAGAACCGTAAATAAATACAGTACAAGGTGCAGCCGCAGCAAAAACTTGACCACCAGCCTCATAGTAAGCAACGTCAAAAGTACCAGCACCTGTGTTAACAGCTGTAACGATACCTTTATTTAAACCAGTCCCAGCATTAGCCGAGATAACAATGGTTTGTCCCACACGAATAGCAATACTTCCCGTACCAGGTACTAATACGTCATTTACAGTAATAGTAGCTGTATCAGATGCAGCAGCTGCAGCTGAAGTACAGTTGATATATTTAGTGTGTAGTCTTCCTTGCTCTGCCCATTTAATAAGGTCAGAGTTAGATGGCATCTCAGCTCCTACTAGACGTAAGAAAGATGCAACTGTGCGATTTCCATATCGCTCAAACTCCTTTTCGTATGTATCAGGTAAATACTGATTTAAGAAATCAAAGTTTGTAATGTAATTGGTAGCCAATGCAACTTGTTCTGCGCTTGGCTGTAAAGCAAACCCGGGGGTTGCTTGAACACTTCCTGCCATTTTTTAAAATTTTTAATTTTTATTAATACTTCTAATTTTTAAGCTTCTACCCGAATCAGGGTTTACAGACTTAACTTGGAATCCTCCTTTATTAGCCACCTCAGGTGCTCTGCGCTCAGTCATATTTATATTTTTAGTTTTACGCATTACATCTTCCGTAGCACTTGATTTACCTTGTTCATAAAAGAACTTAGCAAACTTGTCAGGATTCATTGCAATTGCTAAAGCTCTATGGTAACCAGCCGCATCCTTAATTAAACCACTTTCATCAAGATACTTATTAATAAAGTTCATTGGTGTCTCTTGGCTTTTCTTAATAGATTGTGTGTCACCAGGCGCAAAAGTTACTGTCTTGTCGTCAAGCATGAAATTAAAACCTTTAAAATCATCAGTAAAAACTTTATCAGTTTCTTTAATAAACCAATTTCGTCTTGCTTCTGCTTCCTCTTGTTGAGTCTTAACAGATTCTAAATATTGCCGATAAGCTTGTGTTTCTTCTTGAGCTTGAGGATTGGCAGCCGAACTCGACTCGAGGGGTTGCTTATATAATTCTTTTTGTTCAGTAAAGAATTTTTTTGCTTTGGCAATAGCTTTTTTCTTTGCTAGTTTAGCTTTCTTGATTACCGCTTCGTCATCCAGTTCTTCATCAAAAGAATATTCTTCCATTAAAGAATCAATATCTTCTGCATCTAAACCTTCGCCTTCGGTAATTGTCAAATACTCTCTTAGCAAAGCATCAGGATTCATAGAATCAAAGTCTCTTTGTAATTTTACATAGTCTTCAATTCCTCTTCCCGTTTCTTTTTTATACTTAAAGTAGGCTGCTACATCTTCAGGAAGCTGTTCAGCTTCTTCTCTTGCAGCACTTAATTCTTCTAAAGAATTAATTTCCCTACCGTATCTTTTCCCAATATATGAAAGAACTTGTTCTTCGGATAATTCAGTTGACTCTTCAGCCACTGTTTCTTCCTTAGTATCTTCTACAGTAGTGTCTTCTACGACACTATCTTCTGTTTCTATTTGCTCTACTTCAGCTCCAGAAAACTTTTCTTCATGCTTGTCAAGAAGCTCTTGTTCAACCTCTTGAACAGATTTTTCTTTGGCAGATTCAACTGCTCTTACTTTTAATTCCATTAGATATAATTTAAGTTACAAAATTAATTAAAAAAATAACGCTTATTTTCTGCATTATCTAGGCTCAAATTCAGCCAAATCAAAGCCATCTAGGCTATCTTCATTAGACTCAAAATTCTGAGGCGGTAAATTGTTTTTACGTTGTGAAATTAATTTACTCTGTTCAGTATTTTGCTGACTAATTCTACTGCTCTTTGCTTTCTCTTTAGAATTTTCTCGATTCGCTAAAGATTGCTCAGTCATACCATGCAATTGCAAGTTGTAATTAAACTCTTGTTGCATTAACTGAGATTTAAGCACTGCTTCATTTTTATTCTTTTCAATCTCAAAAGCTATCTCTGCTTGTTTGATTTTCATTTTAGATTGAGTTTCAAGCTCAATTTTTTGTAATGCCATTTGAGCAGCCATCTCTTGAGATTTTAATTGCTGTTGAGCTACCATGGCTTGCTGTTGCATTGCCATACGCTCATCTCGCTCTTGTTTAGCTAACCGCTTAACTTTTAATAATTGGTTTGCTAGTTTAAGATTTTTAATCTCACGAATATCAATAGCATCCTCAAGGTTAATATCTCCTTTAGATAATGCCATCTGAATGTTCTGCTCCAACATTGCTTTTTGCTCTTCATCTGGAGAAAGCTCTATAAAGATTCCAAAGTCATAAATATAAAGGTCAGATATCTCCCCTAAAATACTTACGTTATACTTTCCTATCTTATTTATAAAGTCCTCCTTAAAGTCAGCATATTCTAATATATCCGCTACTCGATACGTCAAGGCCTCGGCCAAGCTTCTATAGATATACAAACTTGCATCTAATATATGTCGAGTTGCTGTGTTTGAATTTAATGCCGCTAACTTCTGAACGCCAACTAAAGCATCTGGACTTGGTACAGTACCGTCTCTCGCTTCATTTAAGCCCGTTACAGAGCGAATCATATCTAGGTAATGGTTATAGTTAGCTATAAGCATTTGCGTTTTAGAAGCGCCTGAATTGCTTGTAAGCTGCTGTATTGGTATTTTACCTTGATTATACTCGCCTTCCTGGGTATAACTTCTACCTACAACACTACCTGTTTGGAAATATAGTCTTAGCGCATCTGATGGGTCATAAGAAGCTCCTGTTCCTAAGTCTACTTCATTAATACCATCTGCATCAATATAAACCCCATCAGGAACAACTCTCGCTATTACCTGCTGTAGTTTTAAATGCGTCATCTGTATTAAATCAGCAAAAGGAATCATTCGTCTTACTAAAGACTCAATAACTCCTTTGTACATTCTCGGTGCTACAGCCACATAATTAGGTAGTGCATGCTGAGAAGAAGACTTAGGTCTAACCATATTCTTAGCCAGCTCCCACTTTAATATGATGTTTGTACCCATAACCATAACGCCATCATACCAAACATCTATTGTCTTTTCTATCTTTTCAAAATTTCCTTCTTCCAACATCTCTGATGGAGGATTGAAATTATCATCCTTTTCAATCATCTTAGAACCTCCGCCCTCAAGTATTCTTTTCTTATAAACCATCTTCTTTGTGGTTTTATAATTAAAATACATTAGCGTACAGGTATCACGATAAAAAATATCATTCTCATAAAACTGAGCTACGTTATAATAATCATACCAGCTCTGACTGTATTTAGATATTTCCTCTAAATCTTCACGACTAAGCGTTGGGTCAATCTTCATTAACTCAGAAATGGGTAGTGTTTTAATTTCACCCCAATAAAAACAATCTTTAAAATGAGGGTCTTCAGTATAACTGTATACAACATTGGCTGGGTCTACATAAGATATTTGTACACCTGAGCCTGGTAGGAACTCATGCTTTGCTACAGCCATACCGACAACTGTAGAATCATAGTCTAATTGTTTACGAATATCATTATAATGATTTTCCGAAAACATTGTATCAATAGCTTCCTCCTCAGCAATCTCAATAGCTGGCTTATAATTAAGGTTCATGTATAATGACAATTCCTCATCCGAAGCGGGAAGCTCATCGGGGTCCATAATAAATGGGTCAACCCCTGTTTGTTCTTGTATAGTAGTCAAGATGTCTTTAGCGGCCATCTGACCTTCAATCATATCTTGATACTTACTACGCTTAGCCTGTGATAATGCATCTTGTGCATACGCTTTGACCTTAAACTCTCGGTCTTGCATACCATTGACTACAATGTCAACAAACTTAGGTAAAATAGGAACTGGAGTCCAATCTAAGTTTAAATAAGATAAGTCTCCGTCTATTGCTAATTCGTTTTTATATTTTGCTATGGATTGCTCGCCACGAGCATATAATCTTAGTCTATGGAAATCACGCCACTGATTGTAGTATCTACATTGGTTGCCATCTTTCTTGAACCACTCATACTGAATTGCTTGTCCAATCTGCAAACCAAACTCATAAGTAGCTTTCTCAGCGTCTGAAACAAATTGGCTGGGAAAACCTGTAGATGCAATGTCTATTTTAACATCTCTCATCTATGTAATTAATTGACTTAAAGTTCCGTTATTAGTATACCTTGCAAAGTTAAGCTTTATTTTTGATTGTTTTTTTTCTGTTTGATATAAGTGCTTTTGATTTGCCATAATCGCTAATCCTGAACTAATAGTGGCATCATACTTTGTTCTATTATTAATATCAAACTTTGCCCAGTCTTCTAACGTCCTGGTAAACAGCATAGAACCCATCTCGTCAGGGTCTCTAAATGTGCCTCCAAAATCCAATCCTACATACTTTTCAATATAAGATTCAATGGCTGCGGCGTGAGCTTGCTTTACATCTTCCGAGCTGTTAGGTATTCCACCCAACTCTCTCTCTGTCTTTGACAACTTTGAATAATGTTTGTCTGGCCTGTTTAAACAAAAAGGTCGATATCCTCTATTTTTAAAATGGTATAGCAACCTAGGCTTGTTGTTCTCTATAAGAATAGGCATACCATAAAAAACACACGCCATCAATACTTCTTCAAAAAATATCTCAGCTGTCTGTGGTCGAGCCACATACTGCAAAAAAAACTCATTTGATGGAGCTTCTTCCATACTAAACTTTGTCATTCCGTGAAGCGCTCCATTAGAACCGCCACCACCAACAGTTCCAGATATATCATAAGAGTCACAACCAAATGCGCCAATATGCTCATTAGTGGGATACCTTTGTCCATTGCGCTCTATTGTTCTGTTTTGTAAATTCTTTGAGGGAACCCAGCTTATTAAAAACCTTCCCTTGTTGTCTGGGACAAAAATAACCTTTGAATCTTTTATACCATTCTGCCATTGGAAACTACCTCTGTTTAAGTGATGCTCCAAAATAAGTGAATCATTATAATCAATCTGCTGGTATATTTTGGTAAGGTTAAACAACGAAGCCTTGCTCTCATCTCTAAACGCATGAGATTCACTTCTTGGAAACTGTCTGTAAAATTCATTTAGCGCATCCGCATCAGACTTTAACGACTCTACTTCTGCCTCCCAGTAGTCTATAGCTCCATTTTTAATCCACTGACCATCAACGCCCTTAATACGCTCAGAAGGTCTTCTGAGTACAGGCTGACCATACAAGTCAATAAACCCTTCCATGTTAAGCTCCATGGGAATAAACAAACTATAAAGTCCACTTTTAGTCTGTCCGTTAGAGTTACGCTTAGCTACATTAGAATCCTCGTATAGCTTTTTAAAGTTATTTCCTCCTTTATCAAGTGCGTTTGAGGTAGAGCCCATCAAACACTTTCCAATTATCTTGCTCCCTAAACGCAAACAAGTTTTAGTTACACGCCAGTTGTTTAAAATATTATTTGGCTTTATCCATTTACCGCTTTCATCATGGACAAGAAGTAAAAGTTTTTCCCCATCATAAGAGTTATCATCTGTATTCTTCCAGTCAATAGTTGTATCAAGACCTGTAAGTTCATCATCCACAGCCTCATACATATTCTTTTTGGTAATCTTAGATGCAGGTATTCTAAAGGCTAATTCAGTCTTTGGTTTATCCATACCATCCTGAATAGGTTTAAAGAAGAAAGGAAGTCTTGTAGATATAGGAACAACCTTATCAGTAAACATCTTTTTAGAGTCCGCTCCAGTCTTTGATAGTATCCCAACCCTTGCATCTTTAGCTAATGTTCCTGTATTGACACACTCCGAAGAACCCATAAAAGAAAACCCAGAACGTCTTATCTTGAGGTATACCATTCCAAAACTTCTGTTGTCTGCCCTACAAGCTTCCCAGAATAAATAAAAGATTCTATTAGCCTCTCTAAAGTCTGGATATCCAACATCAATACTAGACCATTGTAAGTACATATAGTGAGCTCCTGTTATGTAGGTTGGCTCACCATTATTCATAAACCAATGCCCATCTTCTCTCCTATCAAACTCAGACTCAATGTAATCCACCCATTTGTTTTTAAACTCTGAGGACATTTCATTCCATTGAAATATAGATTGTATTCTAGACAAAGGTTGAGGTAGCTCTTGCCGTTGCCAATACTGGTCTTCCTTTTTAGAAGAACGCGACTCGCAGTTTTTAGGCGCTAAGGGAAGGCCAATATATAGTCCTGAGATGTTTATAATCTCACCCACTTGCCCGGTCTTAGATATATTTACAAAGTCATACTTTTCATTATACCCATACTCCCAGGTTTTAGCTCTATTTTTCTTGGATAGCGCTCCCTTTGGAATATAGTCACTGACAACTTGGTAAAGCCTACCTTGACCTTCGCTCTGCAAATCCT